CAGAACGATTACATCGGTTCAACTGAAACCGCAAACGGTGCAGCCCTTGTTGGCGGCGCATTAAGCAGCGTCTACGCAGGGTGCTTTGATGATGGTTCGATGAAAATCGGTCAATCAATGATTCATCCTGACGGCATCCCAGTAGGTATTCAAGTTGACCAAGTTGGCCTTGCTGAATCTAAAGATGAAAGTATCACTCGCGTTAAGTCTTACAGCAACTTTGTAAACTTTAACCGTCGCGGTCTTGCACGTCTTACTTCATTAACTTAATAATTATTAAGTAAGTATTAAAAAGCCATTCTAACGAGTGGCTTTTATAATATTTATTAGGGGTTAATCATGAAAGTAGAATTAAAAAGCAAAGCAGCTAATTGTCGTGCATACGGTTTAGAATTTGATTGTGAAGGCGTTGCTGAGGTTGACGGTGATGTTGTTAAGTCTTTACTTGATACCGGCGCATTGGTTGAAGTTAAGCCTGCTAAAAAGTCTAAAAAATAAGAGTGTGACAAATGGCACTAATAATTGAAGACGGAACACAAGTTGCAAACTCAAATAGTTTTGTAAGTGATGCAGAGTATACAACTTACGCAGCGTTGAAAGGTTTAACTGTTGGCGCTACGGCTCAATTGCGCGAGATTGATTTGCTAGCAGGTATTGATTACTTGTTAGGACAAGAAGGTTCATTGCAGGGTTATCGAGTATCGAGCACTCAAGCAATGTTCTTTCCACGCACTGACGTTTCATTATACGGTTGGGTTATTCAGTCTGATTCTATTCCTGAGAACATTAAAAACGCTCAAATGGAAGCCGCAGCATATAGCACAAGCGGCGCATTATTAAGCAATACAGAATCAACTAACACACAAAGCGAAAAGGTTGATGTGTTAGAAGTGACTTATTTCAAAGGCGGTAGTCGTTCAAATGTTAATTTGCAGCGTGTTGATATTTACTTACAACCATTATTAAAAAGTACTGATAAATTAGTGAGGGTTTAAAATGGCTATCGGCACTATAAAAATTAACCTATCAATAAAGAAATGGGCTAAACCTATCGTGTTTTTCCTTGTGCTCATCGGTGCTAGAAAACATATTTGTAGATGGATGCTTAATATTGAGCAGTCGAAATGAGCTTAGACTTATCCGCCACAGCTACAAGCCTGATGAATTCATTAGGCGATAAAACCTATATAACTATTGCACGTAAATCGGGCGGTGTTTTTGACCCAGTTGCAGGTACAATTACGGGCGATATTATTACGCAATTAGCCGCTTCTGGTGTTGTAACTAAAGTTGATAGCAAATTGGTTGACGGTACGCGTATTAAATCAACTGATAAAATGGTTATTCTCGATAATGCTGTCACGCCTGTTTATACAGATTTACTAACGTTTAATGATATTAGTCATGCAATCGTTCAGATAAACGAAGTTAATCATGCTGGTGTTGTTCAACTGTTTAAGGTTGTTTGTCGTGGCTAAGGGTAAAACTATACCGCTTAGTCAATTGGCTAATCAGCTTAGAATTTCACTCGATAATGAAAAAGATTTTATTCGAGAGAATGCCGAAAAAGCCATTAGAATGGCAGCGATAAAAACCTTTGCTAAAATCATTATAATGACACCTGTTGGCAATTCTGATAAGTGGAAAACGCCATATAAGCCTAAAGGGTATGTTGGCGGAAGGGCTAGAAGTAATTGGATGTTAGGTGCTACGCTAACAAATAAAACAATTGATTCTACTGAGGGTGAAAACAACGGTGAAGAGTATATCCGAAACGAGTTACCTAAAACAAACTTAGTAGATAATAAAACTTACTTCTATAACAACTTACCGTATATAACCAGCCTTGAGTATGGTCATTCAGGCCAGACGCCAGACGGTATGGTAAGAGTGTCATTACTTAATTGGAATAGAACATTAAACAAAGCTTTTAAGGACTTGAAATGGCATACCTAGATATTCACAAAGCATTGACTCAGTCTGTTATTGATGCGGCTTTAGGCTTGCCGATAGCTCACGAGAACATAAACTTTGATCCCGAAGCTATTAGCGAATATATTAGCATTAATGTTTTATACGGTGAGCAGAATACCGTGACAAAAACAGACCTTGACGACGTTAACGGCTTTTTACAGATAAGTCATTATGTTAAATCAGGTGGGAGTGTTGGTGTAACGTATAACGTTGCAGATGCGATTAACGCTTTTTACCCACACGCCAAGCAATTCACGGCAGGGGTGCAAACAATAAACATTCAGAATATTGCGGTAAATAAACGCGGCGATAGTGATGGGTGGTATATAACGGACTTCACTATAAATTTTTGGACAGACATTTCACGTTAAAGCGTAAATGTGTTAATATTACAACAATTAAACAATTAAGGTAGAAACATCATGGCAGGCGAAATTAACGGTACAGTAGTTGTATTAAATAACTCAACAGGTGAAATCGTTGGACAAGGCGATATGACGCATACATACGGCGGCACACTAATTGAGATTAGCAATAAATCTTTCGGTGACGCAGTTACTTATTTGGACGGAGAAAATTCAAATGAGCAGCATATTTTTGCCGGTGAGTTTACGTATAATAACGATGCACAGTTCAGAAAAGCTAGAGCAGATGCTTTTTCTGGTACGCAAGACGATTACACTATGACATACACAGGCTCAGGTGTGGTAACTGATGAATCATTTACTGGTAAGTTTGTCCCTACTGGTTTAAGTGATACTTTGTCGCGCGGTGCTAAAGTAGCTACAACATTGTCGTTTAACTCAAGCGGTGTAGTAACTATTGTTGCGGCTGCTGATGTTTAATGATTAAGCTATGCTATAAAGAATATGAGTGGAAAATCTCTAACGGTGCTTGTCGGTCTTTTAAGGAAAAGACCGGTAAGGATTTGAAGGGTTTTTTCGCTTCTTATATTGTCGCTTCGATAAATTTACCTACAGGTATTAGTTTATTTGAGCGCACAGAAATATTCAGAGATGTTCAAAGTCGAGAAGATGCTTGCAAGGCTTTGCATTGTATTATTGCGGCGTCTCAAGATGGCGTATCACTAACTGAAATTGAAGACGCTACTCACAGAGTTAGTTGGACATTGAGCGATCGACCAGATGACCTATCTGAGCCGTGGCCTTTAGAAATGTTAAATATAGCTTTTGAAATTAACGAGTACCTTAGTTCTAACATACCTAAAAAAAAAGCGGATATGTCGGAAGAATAACTTTTGACCCGTTATCAGATTATGATTACTGGAACGCGTTCAGGTTGTGTGTTAATGAATTAAAAATAGCGCCATCGGAAGCATGGCGGCTTGACGTTATCGAAGTAACAAAACTATTAAACCAACAAAGCGCCGCTGATGATTTAAGTGTGATGCTCAACTTTGAACGAATACAAAACGGAGCATCAAAACAATGGCTACAGAATCATTAATCGTTGAATTGGACGCTAAGACAACCAAACTTGATTCCAAGTTAAAAAAGACAGAATTACGATTAAACAAATTAGAAGGTAGTGCTAAAAATACTAGCTCTAGTTTTTCTAAATTATCAAAAACAGCCAGTGTGGTTAGCACTAGCGTTCTAGCTGTTGGTGCTGTTGCAGCTACAGCTACCGCTGCCATTATTGGTTTATCAAAAGTTGTCGGTGAATATGCCAAAGAGTTAAAAGTTGCTTCTGATTTGTCAGGTGTTGCGGTTGAAGAATTACAACTTATGGCACATGCAACATCAACTGTTGGTATTGGTATTGAACAGTTAGGTGATATTTCCAAAGATACACGTGAGAAAATCGGAGATTTTTTAAATAGTGGCGGTGGGGGATTTGACGATTTCGTAAAGGCTATGAAATTGACGAAAACCGAAGCTAACGCTGTAGCTAATGAGTTCGCGGTTTTATCTGGTCCACAAATACTTCAAGAAATGGTCACACGAATGGAAGCAGCTAACGTGTCGGCGGTTCAAATGTCACACGCTTTAGAAGGCATGGCTTCTGACACTACAAAATTAATCCCGTTAATGAAAGATGGCGGCGCATCAATGATAGCGTTAAAGCTTGCAGCAGCTAGTGTTATCATACCGTTAGATAATGATGATGTTGATCTGTTTATTCGTATGGGACAAAGCACTGATATAGCAGCGGCAGCATTAAAAAGCCTTGGCGAACAAACTCTTTTAGATTTAAGTAGCGCATTCATAAAAACTGCTAATAGCGTGGCTCAGTTTTTAGCCTCCTTAAATGAAGGAACTATTGCACAAAAAAGCAGTAGAATAAATGAAATATCTGACGAAATAGACACGCTTGAAGAAGGAATAGAAAACGCAGAAACTGCGGCAGGTCGAGCTTGGAACGTATTAACTTTTAACACAGGGCAAGAGAAATTTTCTTTAGAAAAAATAAACGAATTGCTTGTTGAAAAGTGGCGGCTGCAATCTGAGATTGACGTAATAGAAAAAGGAAGAAAGCCTGATATTATACCTGATGACTTGGATAAACCCCAAACCGGCACAGGTTCAGTGGATGAGATACAAGCCATCGAAGATAGGTTTAAAGATGAAGAACAATTATTAGCTGATAAACTTGAGCGCGAGCTTGAAATGGTTGGTGAAAACAAGGAATTACGCTTAGAACTTGATAACGAATACTGGATGAATGTTGTACAGTTGGAAATAGCTGCGGAAGAAGAAAAAGCAGCAAGAGAGGAAGCGGCACTAAACAAAGCAACTAAGTTAAAAGAAAAAGCGGCAAGATATGAGATGGCTATTGCTAAAGCGGTTGCTAATAATGCTATGGCTTTAGCTAAAATGGTACTCGGTGATAGTAAAGCCGCAGCCATAGCCGGTATAGTTATTCAAAAGGCACTAGCTTTAAGTGCCAACTCAGTAGCTACAGCCGCAGGGGCTACAGCGGCATTTGCTGCACAACAAGTACCCGGCGACCCTACATCGTTTGCCAGAGGTACAGCAGCAGCAGCAGCAGTTGAAACAATGGGTGCGGTTAATGCTGGGTTAATTATTGCCACAGGATTAGGAGAAGCAGCAGGGGCAATGTCGGGTGGTTCTAGTGGCGGCTCAATATCAGGTTCTAGCGATTCAGCAGCACCAACACAACAATCAGATTTCCAACCTGAAACATCAAGCTTAGAGCTGACAGATTCAAGCGATAGTGGATCACAGCAAAACACTATTAATTTCGGTACTGATTCAGGCGATGACTTAATCGACGCTATTGCTTCGGCACTTAACAAAGCACAAATAGAAGGGCGCGCATAATGGCTGGCTTATCAATATCAACAAGTAATGTTTTAACAAGTGTTACGCCAACGATTACAGATGCGGGTGCAGGAGAGGTTGCAGCTAATATTTCTAGCCCAGACCATTCACTAAACTATACTTGTGGAACGTCAACAAGTGATTTTAGCGTTAGTTATGGCGCACAAAGTAATATCAGTTATGTTGCTATATCAGGACATAACGCAGCTACGCCGACCACCGCTACCGTTAAACTTTATAATGGTGCAACATTAATTGATAGCGTAGTACTGCAACGAAATAATAACGTCATGTTTACGTTTCCCGCTCAGACATTTACAGATTTGATTGTTAAATTTGTTACTGTGCCAAATAACTTTCAAATGACTGTTAGCTATATTGCGGCAGGTACTCATTTGACTATAGCAACAGGTGAGCAATCAGGTTATAGCCGCAACTGGTTAAACCGTCACATAACACAACGTACAACAACAAACTTGCAAGTTAGCCCTGTATCATCATTAACACAAAAGAAAACGTTAAAAGGTACGTTGACACTACCAAATGAGGTGGCTTCTTTTGCAGAGGATGCTTGGCAAACGTTTATTGATTTTGCTTTTGACCAACCGTTTTTTATTAAAGAAGTGACAAGCAAACCTGAATCAACTTATATTTGCTTTGACCCTAAATTTGATACTAACGCACATTCACAAACTCGTTCGCTAGATGTGTTAAAATTAAAATTCACGGTATTTAATGGACTGTAACATAAATGGCAACTTTCGAATCAACGCAAAGCATGAGAAACCAACACCACTTTGAAGTGTTGGAGATAGATTTACCGGTAATAACTGGCGCTTGTACTATTGGCGCGGTACAAGGTACTGGAACACCGTTAAGCTGCGACCAAACATGGTTGGGCGCTTATAAAACGTATTACTTCACTAATGAGAACGCGCCTATATTGCCAAGCATTAACGGTGAGCCTATCTGGCGTTGTATAAAATCAATAAGCGAAACAGCAACAGAATTAAAACCCGGCGATGGTTTATCAAGTCGTTCTTCTTTGTCTGTTGTGTTTAACGACTTCGACAAACAAGACCCGAATGTCGGCGCGACTGGTGTTAATGATACCGTTAAAAACCAAGGTACTTATTTTGGCAAGCTTGACGTGCGTCAAATATTCGAGAACAAAAACGTTAGGCTCAAACTATATCGCGTTGAAGAAGATGGAAGCATTGATTTAGCTAACGGCGCACAGACTCGCAACTATTTAGCCAGTACGTTTTCATTGAGTAAAAACGGCTCGTGGAATTTAGCGTGTAAAGATGTTTTGTCACTGGTTAACCTTGGCGAAAAGTCGTGGCCTATTACGCAAGGTGGTTATTTAAGACAAGATGTTGACGCCTCAGTTAATGCACTACCTGTTGATGATTCTGTAAATTATACTAATGTAGACTTTATTCGAATAGGGGATGAGTTTTTTCAGATAGTAAGTATCAATACTACGATACCGTCAGCGCCTATTTTAAACGTAACAACGCGAGGCGGTGATTTATACGCACCATCTTCAAGTGTACTACTAACAAAAACAACAGCAGAAGAACACAGCGCAGGCGATGAGGTTTTTGTTTGCGAACTATCAGATAATGAAACAATAGATGGATTAATATCTAGGATTTTAATTGCCTCTGATTTTCCATCGGCACTCATACCATCGGCAGATTGGGCGGCTGAGGTGTCAGAATGGCATGCAACCGATAGAATAAACACGTTACACAGTGAGTCAGAAGATGTTAACGACGTTGTTAATAGAATACTAACCGCGTATTTAATGGACTTGTGGTTCTCTGTTACTGATAATGAAGCCAAGCTTTCAGCTATTAGCGTATGGAAGCAATCCACAGCCACACTGTTGGAAGGTAAAGAGATAAACGCATATTCTATTAAGAAAGCAGCTAAAGAGGCTTTGCGCGCCACTAAAGCACTCGTGTTGTATGATAAAAGAGATTAGCCGACTCAGATGACACAACAAGCTTTAAAAAAGCATCACAGTTTTCAGATAACACACTTATAGGTGCAGACTTATTTACCAAGCATAAAGATAAGGTTTTTGAAAATAACTTTTTACTTGATAAAAACGCGGCTGATTTATTAACTCAACGTTATGTTAGTCGCTTTAAGTTTACCCCTTTCGAACGTTCTTTTGTAACTGATGAAAGGTACTTAACATTTAAAACGGGCGATGTCGTAGATTTACGCACAAGTGCTGACCAAAGTGTTTTTGGTTTAGACTCAGGCAATATTCGCTCACAAATAACAAAGATTAATCCGAAATATAAAGACGGCAGAACATACGAAGTAAAAGCTATTACGTATGAGGCAGCATTTACGGCAGGTAGTGAAATTGTTTTAGATTCAGCACTAGGCTCAGTTAATTTATATATTTTAGCGGGTGCGCCATCGGTTGCGGTCGATTTAACCTTTATTTTAGATGGAAGTTATTCTTTCGGTGATACTGCAATCAGTGCTGGCAATTTCCCCACTGGCTCAACATTAACTATTATTTTAGCCAATGGTTTTGATGGGCAAGCGTCAGGTGGTAAAGGTGGGGATAGTGACCAAGTTGGCTCAAATGGTGGTATAGTTTATAACGCTCAAGGTGTTACAACGAACATGTATTTTAGCGGCGCTACGCCATCAGCAGCTTATCCAACAGCTAACGGGTATATTCGCGCCCCCGGTGGCGGCGGTGGCGGCGGTGCGAGTTTACTTGGATTTTTCAATACATTTTTTTATGGCGGCGGAGGCGGTGGCGGTGCAGGTAGGTCGCCGGGTATTGGTGGAGATAGTAATCCTGAAAACGTCACTGGGGTTAATTTTTTTACCGGAGACAATGGTGCTAACGGTGATATAGTAGGAAACGGCGGAGCGGGCGGTGCTGGTGCGGAGACTAATGGAGGCACTTACGGCGGTAATGGTGGTAACTGGGGTATATCAGGGGTGAACAGCGTAGCTTCTACTGGGGGCGTACAAACATACCCAGGAAGAACTGGCGGATTAGCTGGCTCTGGTATAATAGACGGTGGCGGCACTGTGACATTGTACGGAGCAACTGCTGCAAGATACATTAACGGTAACGGCGACCATTAACACGAGTTATGTGATAAAATAAAAGCTATTAAATTGAGGGTGTCAAAATGAGCGAATCACTAGTAGAAATTCTAGCGAGACTAGAAAAAGAAGTAAAAGAGTTAAAAGATAATGCTTTATCAGCTAATAAAACAACTGATAAAATTAAAAAGTCTTTAGAAAAAGAAGTTAAAGAGTTAAAAGATAATGCTTTATCAGCTAATAAAACAACTGATAAAATTAAGGTGGTTAACGTTGAAAGCGAAATAAAATCAATTGTAACGATTGATTTTATAACTAATCTTTATAGGAATAAATAAGCATGGCACATATTACATTAGCCGGAACACTTTTAGACCCTAATAGCGCGTTAGCTGTAGGTGATAAAATACGGTTCACGCATAAAAGCACAACGGGAAATACCGTTGGCGGGGCGGTGTCAGTATTAACGATTGACCCGTCTGGCACTTACTCAATTGATTTACAGTATGGGCTTATACTTGTTGAATATAAAGACATTAGAAAGCAGCAATTTGAAAATAAAGGTGTTGTCACCGTTAACGGTACAAACCCAGCAACAAGTATACCTGAATTATTAAATGCTACTGTGCCAGTATCAAGCGCTGAGTTGATAGAGTTTCAAACTATTTTAGCTGACGCAACAACACAAGCTGATAATTCAGCAGCCAGTGCTGTTATTTCTACAACGCAAGCAGATAATGCTGCGATTAGTGCTGCGTTATCTGCATCGGTTAGTAATTATTCAAGTAAAACCGTCACAGTAGATACCGTTTTATTATCAAACACAGAATACCAAACAGGTAAGGACTTAGTTATTAATTTTGATGCTACACTTACCATACCCGTCACTAGCACTGTTAACGTGCAAAATTATTCAGCGCAACAACAACTTTAAGGTAAAATATCATGTCAATTAAATTAAATAGTACAAATGGTTCGATTACAGTAGCACCTGAGGACGGCGTTGGCGGTGTTAACATAACGCTACCACGCGCAGGTTTTTTACCTAACACTGGCGGCACACTAACCGGTGATATTACATCCCCAAATATATTTACAAATAAACTAACTGCGGTAACTGGTGTTTTATTTGGTACTGATACATCCCCTTCTAGCACTTTAAATGATTATGAGGAAGGCACTTGGACACCGACATGGGCATCATCTCCCGCAGTAGTTAATGGAACTGGCGGAGTAACCTATAGCGGAACATATACAAAAGTAGGTAGACTTGTGCATATTACGGTATTAATTTCTGTAACAGGAACAGCCACAACAGCATCTACGGTGAGTAGTACTCGGATCGATAATTTACCGTTTGGCGGAGCTATTACATCGCAAGGTGGCGGAGTGGTAATGTTGGTAAATAATATAAAATCCACAGGAAATTGTGTCATTAGTTCAAGCGGCGGCAACACTTTATGGACACCCACTTGGGCGGCTACTAATCAGGACATTACATTATCGGCGATGTATTACCTTTAACAAACATAACGGGAATAAATAAAATGGCATTATCAAAAAAAGTATTAATAGATCAATATGAAATCGTAGGTATTTATAAGATCTTACAATGTAGATTAGCTACAGTAATAAGTGAAGACGGCATTGAAATATCTCGCTCATTTCACAGGTATAATATCACGCCTGTCGATGATTTAAGTAATGAATCAGAAGAAATTAAAAGTATTGTAGCGGCTGTACACACGCAAAAAATCAAAGATGCGTACGCCGAGGTTTTAGCTGAAAGTAAGGTTTAAAAGCTTTAGAGTCTGTTTAAACTATAAAGGGCTTATATCACTATAAGCCCTTTTCTTTTATCCTAACTTTTCAACCATACTATCGACGGTGATAATCACCGCGCTATCATCTTTATTACTTCTAATCGCCATACATAGCCGTTTAACAGCCTTATCTTTTGTTCTTTGTTGAATCACCTTGGCACAACGTCTAATGCTATTAGCGCGAGCCTTGATGCCTGTTAGCATATTGCATTTATTTGACAACATTAAGTGAAACGTGTCGCGCTTATAATCCAAACATATTGCCATTATTTAATTTCCCCTAAATCGACCATTAACGAGCTAGACCCATTTTTACCGTGGTAACATCCTACTAAGGTTTTATCTTTTCCCTTAATGCGTTGCTGCGTTTCATACGTGTCAGCGAATACGGCGTTATAAACAATTACCCCTAAACGGCTATATTTAAATACAGCTATCGGGCTATTATGTTTTGCTGATTCAATTCTTTCTTCAATTACTTCTAGTGATGATATGCTCATAATAATGATTCTCTTTATTTTACTGTATAGCAATAAACAACTCTATTGCCGGCTATTTCTGAAACGGCTCTAATAATAAGTTCATCGTTTAATAAGGTTAATAGTTTCTTTTTAAGTTGATATTGCGTGATGCTGAGCTTTCGCAATAAATCGGGGTTACGTATACCGCTGTTATTTTTTATCATGCTAAGCACTTCATTTAATCCTGCCATTGTTGCGTCTTCTGGCATACGGTTATCATCAATAAGATAATAGGAGAATTTACCAATAGCTGTCGGCTTTGATTTTGTACGCTTAATTATGTTTTTATGAAGTAATTGATTTAAACATAAACCAACACAGCCGAGGCTTAGTCGTGTTTTATCCGCTATGATTGCTCGACTAACCCCTATAATGGTGGTGACTATATCTAATATCACGCTTTCAGTTTCAAGGCTAATATATTTATGATGCGTTTTCTTAATAACCTTATCTGATGGTACGATATGCTTTTCAACTAATGGATATATATTTCGTATAGCGGCTAAATCAAGTTTTCTAATGTCCGCTTCTCTTTCGTTATCATAATGCATTGTTTATATCCTTTTTGTTTTTAACGCCAAGCTTTACGCCTTGCTTGATTGATTGTTTTATTATGCCTTGCTCAGTTCTTCCGAATGTTTCAACTAAACTTGCAGCGGTTGCGCCTGACTGGTGAAAACCTAATAGTATTTTATTTTCTATGGGTGTCCATTGCGGTTTGTCTTGAATTCTCATTCTGCTATATCCTTTAATTCTGATATTATGGCAAGATTTACTTGTTCTACAGTTGTATATCCCATTGCTTCAATCTTATGTAATAAAGCCCCAAGGGCTATAATTTTACCGCTCTGTAGTGTTTGATGGTGTTCAGCCATTTTAGCGTCAAACTCTTTGCTGTGGTCTATCATTATATTAACCCCCTATTGTCGCGGCTATTGCTTCTATATAAAGCGCGTGAAGTGCTAATGGGTTAGTCGTTATTGATTCCTGTACGGCATCAAGTAAAGCCTCTGAGTCTTCCATTAAATACTCGCTAAAATCGTTTAGGTCGTACATGTCGTTATCTATACATAAAGTTCGACCTTGGCATAGCTTTTGGTAAACTTCACTGGCTACAAGTTGTTCTGGTTCATCTGCGTGTACTGCTATATCGTTTGCTATGTTGCAATATGTCATTTTAAAATCCTTGTGTGTGTTATTGATGAGTTAATACTAAACCTATCGAATTAGATTGTAAACATTTATTTGTACTTATTTAGTACTAGTTTTGTTATTTAATCTGTGTTACTATTTACTCATCGACAACGTATAAGGGTTATTATGAAAACAGAAGTTAAGCAAATCACACTAGATAAGTTAAAAGAAATTACAGCCAAGCGTAAAAATGACGGTCGCAGCGATTGGGCTAGTCAGCATATACTTGAACCACTAGTTAATACACTATATAAGAAGGAATTTAAATCATGCGAGAAATAACTAAAACAAGAATATGCGTGGGTGTGATGTTTACCATTATGCTTTGCGCTGAATCAATTGTTAACGTATTAACGGCGGTTATATAATGAGAGTAATATTTGACGTAATACTTTATATGTTGGTGATGGTTATCGTGTTTGTGATTGTGGACGATATAATTAAATCAAACAACGAGGTTAAACCAAACCAACTTATTTGCCTTAAAACAGACAAAATTATTTCACGACACAATATTATTTTAGAATGTTGGGAGGCTACAAAATGAGTATACTTGACTATCGTGCAGAAGAGTTGATCCAACAGCGCAAGAAAATATCAGATGAAAAAAGCTGTGATGAGAGATTATCAATACCCGAAAGCAGTAAAAAGAATGGCAAGCAAGCAGGTGCATAT